TTACATCCACATAATTTGCTGTCCTGACGGCAACGGGTGCGGCCTTACGGCGTGGACTTCTCCCGGCTTCACGATGTATCGCTGTACCGACTCATAAGTGATGAACGTGGCGCTGCAATTCACGTTCTGGCACTGGTGATAACGCTCTTTTGTCGTGTCAGTGATATAGCGACTTGTACGCGCATGTGCGGCATGCTGGCATAAAGGACAATGAAACATCGCGAGCACCTCTTCCGGTTTTGTTGATGGTGCCATTTTAGTTAATTTATCCTTATAAAACAAACAGATAAATAAAACACATCACTCATCATCTTCTGTTTCGTACTCCACATCAGAAAGCCTGACCTCAAGCTCTAAGGACGTCGTGAAGCCGCTATTATTCAGAAAATGTGTCACCTTAGTGATTGTCCAGTCCTGCTCGTCTATGACGCGCTTAAAGCCTGATACTTTGACCGGCGTTTCCGTGTAAATATCTGCCCGACCAGTAGCCAGACTGATGGAGAACTCCGCTACGCCCCGTTGCAGTTTATCCCACTTCGCCTGAGCGGCGCGCATGGCCTGCGCTTTCGTGGCATATACCGTGGTCAGGGCAAAAACGTTGTCAGCCTCACCGGCCATGTATTCACCTTCGCGCGCTTCCGGTACTTTTGGCGCTTTCTTCTGCCTGACCGGTTTCGCTTTGGGGTGCTCCAGTGCGCGCAGGTGTTTTTCTTTCTTTTTGCGTTTCAGTTTTACCTTCTGCTTTTGCGGCTTCGGGTCTTTGGTGTGAAGCCACTTTGCCGTTACGCCGGTATAGGCTCCACGGTCAGCAATCGCAAAATGGTGGCGGTCGCCGTCGCTGCGGGTTATGGTGACCTGCGGGATTTTTTTACCGCTGGCCGTCACCCCCTGCCCCGCTTTGAGAAACAACAGTTTTCCCATTTTTACCGAGACCTCACCGCCGTTGCGTTCTGCAAGACGGGTCAGGAATTTCGCATCAGACTCCTGCGACTGGTCGATGTGCGGAATTTTAATTCCGGCCAGTGACGGAGCGACACTGGCTTCCAGCCTGTTACGGGAGGCTATCGCCTCAACAATCGCACCGAGCGTGGTGTCATGCCATGAGCCTTCCCGGCGGGAATTGAGCGTCCCGCGAAAATCTGCACTCCGGGCACGGATGGTGACCACATCCGGCGCGCCCCGGTGTTCAACCTCATCAACGGTAAATTTCCCTTTGCATACCAGGGCAAAACCTTTCCAGCCGATATACACCGTCAGGACAGCGCCACGAACCGGCAGCCCGACCTGCCCGTCGGCATCGTTCAGTTCAATATCAAGCTGGTCAGCCTCAAAGCCCCGGTTATCCGTCAGGGTCATGCTCATCAGACGGTCGCTGATATTGCCGGTAATATCCCTGCTGTCGAGCATCAGCATGTAATCCGGCGTCAGCGTACTGCCTGCATCAAATGTCAGCGTATCCAGCATTATCCCGCCCCCGTCATACCCGTGAATTTAGTTGCCATACTGCCCGCCTTACCGATGAGCGATTCCGCCTGTTTACCGATATCGCCATAAAGCGCGGCCAGTGATTCATCAACGCGGGTAAGTGACAGCGTAAAATCAATTTTCCGGGGTGTGCCGTCTGCAAAGAAAATACTCCCTGTTTCACTCACCCTGCTGATGACATACATGCCGTAAATCATGCCGGTGCCATCCAGCAACGGCCACGCCCGGCCTTCCTCTGCCATCAGCCTGAGCGTGGTCATCGTCAGCTTTCCGCCGGTCAGTTCGGGATAAAGCACACCGGCAAGCGTCATGTTTTCCTCACCCACACCGAGAAACTGAAAGGCATCCCGTTTACCGATACGGGAATTTGACGGCCAGCGATAATCTGATTCGCGCTGCATGGTCTGGTGTGGCAGCGTCTGGCGCATAAAAACAAACATACCTAACGCGAGCATCATTTTTCGTCACCTCCTTAACCGTCATGCATCATGCTGGCACGGGCGCGCGCACGTTTATCCCGCTCGTATTTTTCGAGCGCATCCTGTAACTGGCGGTCGAGCTGAGTCCCCGGCGCAGTACCGCCCGTCAGACTGATGTGATATTCGTTTTTACTCTGGTCCACATAAGAGCGGCCAGCCGGTGCCGTAACCGGCTGATAAGCCTGATAGCCTGCATAAGAGCTGGTCGCCGGAATATAACCACCGGTGCCATACGTGGCGGCATGAGTCCTTGCGGCGGTCTGGTCAAGTGTGTCTGACTCTTTGTTGATAACACCGAGTTTTTCCAGTACCCAGTCAATACCACTGCGCAGTTTGTTGAACGCATTAAGCGGCAGCATCAGCGCGTCAGCCAGTGCCTGCCCGAACATGACCCCCGTGTCACGGCAACGGTTCAGGGTGTCCTGGGTGGCTTTGACCGGGGCAATCAGGTTTTTAAACCACTGCCACGCGGCCTGTAACTTTTCACCCAGCCAGTCAAACACCGGTTTAAGTGGCGTGAACAGTTCCCCCACCGGCGCAAATGCCGCTTTCAGCCCTTCCACCACACCGCCAAAGAATGCGCTGACAGGCTCCCAGTATTTACGGATAAGCAACGCCCCGGCGACAATGGCGGCCACCACGGCCACAACCGGCCAGCTAATCGCCCCGATGGCGGTTATAACAGCACTGCCAACCGTCGTGAAGATTGCACCCATTGCGCCTGCTGCCGCGATGATGGCATTAATGCCGGTGATAACCGGCCAGGCTACGAGGCCAATGGCACCGATGACACCAGTCAGTGCCAGTGCACCACCGACAATGATGCCGATGGTTGACGCCAGTGATTTGTTTTTCTGGATCCAGCCGTCGAGTTTTAACACATACTTTGTGGCCGTCTGCGTGAGATTACGCAGTGCGCCTTCCTGCTGGTCAAACAGGTCAGTCCCCACCGCCTCATAAGCGGACTGAAACTCCTTAAAGTCACCACCGAGGTTGTCCTGCATGATATTTACCAGCTCTGCGGTCTTCCCGTCTGAGGCTTTAAACGCAGCGGTCAGTTTGTCCAGCTTTCCGGTTGAGGCGGCAGTCATCAGCACAGCGGCGGCTGAGCTGGCCTCCTCCCCGAAAATGGTTTTCATGTATTCAGCCTGCTGGGCAGTACCGAGCCGGTTTTTCTCAAAACTGGCCTGCATTTCTTTCAGAATGGTAAATATTGGCCGGGTGTTTCCCTTGCTGTCTGAGGTTTTCACTCCAAGCTCTTTGAGTGCATCCCATGCTTTTCCCGTCGGTGCCTGCAGGCGGCTTAACACGGCACGGCTTCCCGTCCCCGCCATTGAGCCTGTGATTTTTGCATCATGCAGCGCCCCGACCATTGCGGCGGTTTCTTCAATGCTGACACCGGCATTTTTTGCCACAGGTGCGGCATAGGTCAAGGCATCGCTCATGCCGTCAAAATCGGCGGCGGTTTTGTTCATCGTCATGGAGAGAACATCCCCGATATGAGCGACCTTATCGTTTGAAAGCTGAAAGGCGGATTTCATCCCCATCAGCAGGGCGGCGTTTTCTTCCATCGTGCGGCGGTTCGCCAGCGCCATATTCAGCGTGACCGGCGTTGCCGCCTGAATGGCATCAACATCCCCACCCGCTTTCGCGATGATTATCTGTGCACCGGCCGCATCATCCGCCGAAGCGGCGGTATTGGCCCCGAGCTGTCACGCCTGTTTGCGTAGTGCGGTCATTTCGGCGGAGTCTTTTGCCACTCCGAGCACAGCCTGCAATTCTGAGTTTTTCTGCGCAAACTCATAACCGGGCATCAGCAACTTAACTCCGGCCATCGTTCCCGCCGCCGCAATCCCCACACCGGCAGCGCCCACTGAGGCCATATTTCCGGCCAGTTCCTTGCCTGCCTGATAACGCTGTTTTACTGCGTTAAGTTTTGCCTGTTGCGCACTGACACGCGCCAGCGCGTCACGCTGACGGTTAAGCTGTGCAGTGGTTTCACTGATACGGTTTTTCAGTCCCTGCTCATCATGTGCAAGATTGCGGGTATTAATTCCCACAGCGGCCAGTTCCCGCTGCTGGCGTTTAACGGAATCCGTCAGGCGGTTATATTTCGCCTGTAAGTCCTCCGCCGCACGCTTTGCGGATTCCAGCACTTTCGCCTGAGCACGGGTCGGACGTTCGGTGTTTTTAAACTGTGTGGCAAGGGCTTCGGCCTCCTGCCGTGCCTTTTCAAGTGCATGACCAGTCACGGCGAGCTGTGCACTGGTCTTGCGAAATCCCTCAATACGGGATGCCTGACCGTTCAGCTCGCGCAGTGATTTTTGTGTTTCCCGGATATCCCCCGACAGCGATTTGCTCGCTGTGCGGATGGATTTAAACGGACGGGATGCCTGGTCAACAGCCCTGAGCAATACCTGTAATTTTACATTGTTACTCATTCGTGTTTCCGCTTCGCCGGAGCGCCTTTTCGCGCCATGTGATGAGTTCGGTCAGGCTCATGGGATACAGTTCTGATGGCGGCCAGTGAAATATCACTGCCACATCCGCCATCAGGTCATCGACCGACAGATTTTTCGGAAACGTCACTGCACCGAGTTCGGCGACAAAAAACCGACCACCTTACCGGCCAGCGCCACAAGGTCAGGCAGTTCCAGCGCGGCGACCTCCTGCTCGGTCAGCATCGGTGCCGTCATGCGCGGCAGCACTTTAATCAGTGCATCGACTTCGGAGTTTGCGACCGCAGCCAGACTGACACCGCGCAGCGTCCCGGCATTGGGTTTCATCAGCGTGACCTGTTCGATAACCTGCTCACCACGTTTGACCGGATTGTCCAGGGTAATGACGTTTTCTTTGTTCATGGTTTTCTCACTTCTGAATCGGGGTTAACCGGTCAGCCAGGCTGACCGGATGAAAATCACAGGCCGATATTGCGGCGGTGTTGCTCCAGCCGGTCGACGCCGTTCACCTTCTCAATCATGTTGATGTCGATTTCGACCAGCTCCTTACCGTCCATCGTCAGCCGGAAATAGGTGCAGACCACGGAGATTTTCGACTCGGTGTCTTCTCCCTGTTTGCCCTCGCCGGTGTCGATTTCTTTCTGACGTCCACGCATGACCACCTCGACGGCCACCGTTTCGCCGGTATCGTCGCGCTGGTAAGAACCTGCAAAACGAATCGGTACGGCATCCACACCGGTTGCGGCGTAAAGCTCCCAGATAACCGAATCCGGGAAGCCACCGAGCGACCACTCCATTGACAGCGCATCGTCATCAAGGCCGAGGTCTACCGGTGCGCTGCCGTTCATCCCCGCACCGCGATAGTTTTCGAGCTTACGGGTCAGTTTTGGTAGCGTGACGGACTTCGCGACGCCCTGATAGCTGTAGCCGTTCAGAAAGACGTTCATTAACTTGAGTTTGCGCGGCATTGCCATCGGTCAGGCTCCTTAATTGCTGTTAACCGAGGTGACCAGATTTGCCAGGTATTTATCGGTAATACGCTGGCGCAGGGTCAGGTTTTCAAGAGGAGGTACCGGTGTATAGTCGTAGTCGATATACAGTTTTCCGGCCTTGAGGGTTTCCGCATCGTTGGATTCTTCGCTGAACCAGCAGGTCGCATCCACGATATAGCCGTTTGTTTTCAACTCACGGAATTTGGCATTGATGCCGTCAACGATGTCGCGAATCAGCGTTGCGGTGATGGGCTTGTCCACCGCCCACATGTGCGCCTCAGCCATCGTGTCGGCCAGCACCTGCGCGGTGCGGGTGTAGTTTTCAAAGAGGAACAGCGGGTCATCAGAGCAGGTACGGTTACCCCAGAAGCGGAAACCGTCACGGCGAATCAGCGTTGTGACGCCTGACTCGTTAAGCAGGTCAGCATCGGTGCCGGACTCCTGCAAATCCCAGAATACGGACGCGCTGATGCCGGTAACACCGTTCACCCCGACGTTGGACAGCGTTTTATGCCAGCCCTGCTCCTGGTCGATTTTAGCGCGCAGACCCAGCGCACGGGCGGAGGCATACGCGGTGGCGGTGGTACTGGCGACCGTATCCCATGCGAGGAAATCCGGCCAGATGACCATAAGCTCACGCTGGCTGAAATTCTGGCGGTAGGCTTTCACCTCGGAAATGGTTTTACAGCCCCATGCGCTGATATACCCGAAAGCGCGCAGCTTCTGACAGACGGATGCCAGTGCAACAGCCACCTCTTTGGTGTCCAGTCCCGGCACACCGAGAATACGCGGTTTAACACCGGTTACCGACTCTGCCGCCAGCAGGGCTTTCAGTCCGGTGTACTGACCGTTTTCGTCGGTGGTGCCGATGATATTGGAAACGGTCTGCGCAAGTTTCGTTTCCTCGTCGTCGCCGGTGCCGTCTTCCACACGCACAACAACGGTGACCGGTTTTGACTGGTCAGCGATAGCCTGCAACGATGCCGCCAGCGTGCCTTTTTTACCGGCCTTTGCAATTGCGCTCTGCACATTGGTAATCAGCACCGGTTTATTGAGGGGGAAGGTTTCCGCATCCGCATCGCTGGCCGTGCAGACCATGCCGACAATGGCAGTGGATACGGTGGAAATGACGCGGGTGCCGTCGTTAATCTCCAGCACCTGCACGCCGTGATGATAGTCACTCATCCGTTTAACTCCGTGGTTAATGGGTGAGTGATATTTTCAGTTGTGCCGGAGATGTCAGGCTATTTGTCCCGGTTGGCTAAGGGATGACACAATTTATTCTTTGTCGCTGATGAGGGGAATTTTTTATAGAGCGTGGACAGGCCAATATCAAAAATCAGCGCCACGCGTTGACGTGATTCACCCGCAGCCAGCAACCGTCCTGCCTGTTCCCACTCACTCGCGGTGAGCTTCGGACGTCTGCCACCAATACGACCTTTAGCTCTGGCCGCTTCCAGTCCGGCGCGTGTCCGCTCGACAATGAGTTCTCGTTCCATTTCAGCCAGGGCACCCATCACATGAAAGAAAAAACGCCCCATCGGCGTGCTGGTATCAATAGCATCTGTCAGGCTGCGAAAATTAACGCCGCGTTCGCGCAGTTCCTCAACCAGAATGACCAGATGCCGCATACTACGCCCCAGCCTGTCCAGCTTCCAGACTACCAGAGTGTCACCTGCTGATAATGTTCTGAGCAGTTTTTTCAGTCCCGGTCGGTCAGACTTCGTGCCGCTGATTTTATCCTCAAAAATCAGCTCACATCCTGCACACTCCAGCGCATTACGCTGCAATTCCGTGTTCTGGTCATTTGTTGACACGCGTACATAGCCAATAAGCATGAGCATCCCCCTGAATAAAAACCGGAGATGATGCCAGTTGCCCGTTATCTCTGCATTTTCATAAACGTTGGTTTGGGAGAAGCGGCAAAACGGAATGTGGGAACAGGGGAAAATCAGATACCTGATATGTCATCATATGCATCAGGTTCAGGCTGGCGAAAAATGCCAGATGGTTCAATTGAACAGTGGGGACGAATTAGTTTTCCTGGTGAACACGGGCCTGTATCCGCCAATGTTTCATTCCCGATTCCATTTACACAGACACCGGGCATTGTAATTGTGTGCGATGGTGGTTTCGGGGGCGGGAATATGTGGGGGGCGACCAACTGGAGCACTACCGGCTTCATAGCTCACTGCAATTATGGTCTTGAAGGTGGTGCGTTTTTCGCTAAGGGCTGGTAATGATGAAATATCTGTACGTAAACAACCTGGCATATCCTTACGAACTTCAGTCTCTTTATGTTGAAAAAGGTGAATGGCCTGAAGAAAAAGGTGTTGATATAGACGAAGTAATTTTCAGGGAATATTTCTATGACACACCACCAGAAGGAAAATACAGATGTGTTGGAGAAGATGGACTGCCTGCATGGGCAGATATTCCTCCACCAACACGTGAAGAACAAATTGCATCAGCCGAAACTAAAAAGCAGCAATTGATTAATCAGGCCAACGATTATATGAACAGTAGACAATGGGTTGGTAAAGCGGCTATTGGTCGTCTGAAAGGTGAGGAACTGGCGCAATATAATTTGTGGCTGGATTATCTGGACGCACTGGAGCTGGTCGATACTTCCAGTGCGCCAGATATTGAATGGCCTACTCCTCCGGCAGTTCAGGCCAGATGACATCCGGCGCGGTGCTGGTATCTGTTGCCGTCACCGCGTCAATGTAATTCAGCACAGCGTTAAGTCGGGTGTTTTCTGTCTGCATCAGCTTCCGCCCGGCCTGTAATTTCAGTTGAATCAGACTAATGGAAGCCATTGCAGTATCAATCAGTGACTGACGCTGTGCTTCTGCCGCGCCTACTGCGGCGCTATGCTGTGCCTCGGTATCCGTCACCCATTTCTCACCATCCCATTCATCGTATGGCGTTAATGGGGCGATAGTGGTTGTATTTTCAGGGTAATCACCCGGAACTGTGATTTCTTTGGTATCTCCCGTTTCGGTACTATAGACAACTTCACCGCGATGGTCTGGCACATATTCCCATGAATTTAAATCTACAGAGCGACAGATTGCATAACCAGCTTTATGTGTACCTGGTGCATCCAGACAGGAACATGCCGGGATACCGACGCCAACCGCAAGATATTCAGTTGATGTAGAAATATATTCCCGCGTTTCGCCATCATAGTTATGTACGATGATTTCCCCATCATTTAAAGCGTAACCGTCTTTTCCCAAAATAGCCTGTTCCATTTATGCAGCCCTCACAATGTAGTTAAATGCAATGTTTCGCGGGCTACCATCACCGGCGCCGGAACTGACATGATTTGTTCTATCCATTCGTTTACTGTCATTTGTTGTTCCACTCCCATCCTTCCACGAATACAATAACCCGCCATCGCCAATGCTCAACTGCACCGCAAATACGGATGAACCGGATGAATAAACATCTCTAGCCATGAGTGGGTTCCCTGTCCATCCATGCATTTCATGGTTATGTTCAAGGATAGATGCCGCCTGACTTGAAAGTAGCAGTCTCGCGGAATCAACACCTCGCCCATCATCCCACCCGCGAATAAACTCACCGCGCAAATCCGGTAATTTTAACTTTGGGTAAGCCTTTGCCAGTTTGGGGTACTCTTCGGCAGAAAAAGGTGCACCGTTGCATTTCAGCCAGCCTGTTGGTGGTGTGGCTGAAGGCCACGGAACAGGCACACCAACGGGTAACGCTGAGCCTTCTCCCAAACCAAGGTATGCGAGAAGACCGGCAACATCCTTTCCACTCAAATGAGTCAGCGTATTGTCCAGCGGTTGTTTACCTGCCAGCGCATTGTTAATGGTGGTGCTGAATTTCGGGTCATTGTTAATGGCCGCGGCAATTTCTTTCAGTGTGTCCAGCGTGTCAGGCGCACCGTTAATCAGAGCGGTAATAGCGGCCTGTACAAACGCAGTGGTCGCAATCCGCGTGGTGTTATTTCCTGCGGCAGGCGTCGGCGCTTTTGGTTCTCCGGTAAATGTCGGATTATGTTTCTGTGCATACTGGGTATGAGGGTCCTGTGCTGCAATGTGTTTGCTCATCTGGTCATCCACATACAGCCTTAATTCCAGGACTTCATCATCCACATATTTACGGGTCGCCAGTACCACCGACGGGTCGATTTTCAGCGTAATAGCTTCGGTATTCGTGACAACCAGAATCATGCGGATAGTCTGGGTACGACCACTGCCTTCCTGCAACTGCGGTTTGTACGTTTCCGGGCAGTTCGCCACCGCAATGAGTACGCCTTCATCATCATAAAGCCCAATCTCACGGATCCAGAATCCGCCCTCGTTCTCAGGGATGATTTGCTCCGCAATAATCTGGCTCTGGTTGTTCGGGTCAACACTCAGAAGATTCAGCGGCGCGATGCGTTTCTGGTTAATCAGTTTTGTCTGTGCCGGGTCTGGTGTCGGCAAGACACCATTCGCATCACCAACGGCCATTTGCGTCAGATTCAGCTTACTGCCGAGCATCGTCGCGTTAGCCAGCCGTGCTGCGCCCTGATTAGTCAGAATGGCGTAGTATTTCACTGTCATGCGTTTACTCTCAGGTTATCAATTAAATGAATGGCCGAGGCCGGGAAATAATCCCCTCCGACAATAATGGCCTCCGGGGTGTAGGGATAAACCGTCAGGGCGTCACCGTGATAGCATCCCGCACCGGCAAAAATGTTGCCGGTTGTACTTAAACTGATAGCCAGTCCCGTCAGATGGCGGCTTGCCGGTTTTGCATCAGCAACGAGGCGCTCCAGCTCCTGATACATTTCCTCGGTAATACCCTGCTCAAGCACGCCAACAACGATGCGGAACGTCCCCGGCTCCTCGTTGAGTTGCCACCACTCCCTCACCTCAATCAGATAGCCGAGCGGCTCCACCACACGCCGGATTGCGCCTATAGTGCCCTTATGGCAGTGAATGAAATACGCATCGCGGATAACAGCGCGTTTTGTCGCTTCCGGCCACTTATCATCCCAGCGGTCAACCGAAAATGACCACGCCAGCCACGGCAGCAGATTTGCCGGGCAGGTGTCCGGGTTCCACAGCTCACGAATACTGACCGGTGTTTTTTCAATTTCCGCACAGGCTTTTGCGGCGGCAACTTCAAGCGGTGATGAGCCGGTTGGCAGCAGTCGCGAATCACTCATCCGAGCCTCCCGTCACGACGCTGTATTCAGTACAGAAAGACGCCTGCGTATTGTTGAGCACGATGTCGGCCAGTGGTGCGGCCAGCTCGACACGCTGCACGCCTTCCACATGCAAAGCGGCATAAATGGCAGACAGACGGATGTCGCGCCCCAGCCGGTGCTGTGCCGTGATGTACGCTTCCAGTTTTTTCACGGCAGCAGCGCGGATGGGTTCGCTTTCGGGACCAGGGTAAAGGTAAAGCGTGGCGTTTATCTGGTATTCAACGATGGCGGCAGACTGCACGGTCACGCGGTCGGCCACCGGCCTGACGTCCTCGCCATTAAGGGCGTTACGCACCACGGCCAGCAGGTCTTCGGATGCGACGCCGTTATTTTCACGGGACAGCACAGAGATGGTGACGCAGGCAGGAGACGGACTGGTGACAGAGATATCCGCGACACGCCCGTCGGCACTGCGACCATGATACTGATAAGCACCCACCGACCCGGCAACGCTTAAACCTTCAAACGCCTGCTGAATACGCAGACGATAATCAGTATCAGATTCCATCACTGCCGGTGTCGGCGGGATGGCCGAATCATCTGCCGGGGTGATAGTCAGGCGCGTGGTGTTGTAATTGGCACCAATCACATCAAGGTCATTACCGGCGGCACAGGCCAGCATTACCGCCCGTGCGGCCTCATTCACACGCTGACGCCAGATAAGCTCACGATAAGCATTTTCCTCCAGCAGTTTGACGAGAGGCTCGGATTCCAGCGTCAGGGTACGGGCAACCGCCTCCTGCTGGTCTTCCGGGTAAAGGGAAATCAGTGTCGCCTTGCGTTCAGCGAGAATGGTTTCAAAGTCCAGCTCCTCGACCACATCCGGTGCAGGTAGCTGGTTCAGGTCGATAATCGGCATGGTTTCAACTCACAGGGATGGTTAACGAAAGTGGCTGGCCGGTGTCGTTGTGCTGACCGGTTAACGTGACCGTCATTCGCCCGTCAAAACTGCGCTCAGTGGTGACGGATGACAGGGTGACGCGGGGTTCCCATTTCAGCACGGACATGTAACAGGCGACCTTAATCTGCAACTCAAGCGCCGGGGTCTGCGGCTGGTCAATCATTGACGCCAGCAACGAGCCGTAATCACGACGCATCACCCGTGAGCCGACCGGTGTGCGCAGGATATCGCCGATACTCTGGCTGATATGCTCAAGGTCAGTGACAGTCAGGCCATCACTGCGATTCATTCCGAGATAACGCGCAGTCATAGAGGTCCCCCTGTTGTGCCGCCACTGTCACCGGGGTGTTTATGGGTATGCAGTACCTTACCGTTTGATGAGAGTTCACCGCCGGTGTGTTCAATGTTGCCGCGCATCGTCCCGCCCTTCTGCACTTCCAGCGTGCCGGTGATCAGCTTGTTTGTGCAGACCACCTCCGGCGTGTCCAGAGTGATGCGGGTTGATGCTTTCACCATGACCACCGGCACCGTGGCGGTAACAGAATCAGAAGCCGTCACGCTGGCCGTTTTAATTCCGCTTACCGTAAGCGCACTGGTTTCGGGTTCATACTCAATCACCGCCCCGTCAGGGAAACGGATATGCAGTGCATCCGCCGACGCAGACGGCGCAGGGTTATCGCCGGAATAAATCCCCGGCAGAACGAACGCCGTGTCGAGTTCACCGCCCACGGCCAGAATCAGCACCTGTTCCCCCACGGAAGGTGCCCACCATGTGCGCGAACGCCCGGCACGATGGGTCAGCCACTGAAGCCAGTCGGTGCACATGCCGCCAGTCTGCACACGGCAGCGACCGGCGTTAAGGTCGGTTTCGACGATAATGCCGGTGCGGATCATGTTGCGCAGTGCGCGCGCGAGTTCCTGAATATTTGCGAGAGTGTTCATAACGGGAAGGATGCCGCCGTGTCATACCGGCGGCAATGTGACGATGAGGTGTCGGGAATGGCACAACTAACGGTCGAGGTGCGCCAGAATAATCTCTTCAATCATCTGCACATCCTCACCGGTAAAGCCGAGCAGGGGACGCGCCGGATAATCAATTTTCTTACCGTCTTTTCGGTTTTCTTCCGACAGACCGAACTGATGCACGCTCGCAATTTTCGGTGACTTTCCGCCGTAAAACTCCATTGATGCCTGTTCCGGGCTGGCGCGGATATGCAAAAAACGACTGGTGATAAGTTTCGCAAACATTTTTCGCTTAACGCGACCGGTCTTTTTTCTGGCGCTCTGCTGCTGGCGTGGTGCGTAGGGTGTGCCGTCCGGGGCTTTCTGTGCCATCACCCGGCGCTGCTGACTCTGCCGCAGACGTTTCGCCAGTTCGGCGCTCAGTCGCCGACGCCCTGACGGTGACAGCGATTCAATAAGTCCGGTCAGCCGGTCTTCAAAACGCTTAAACTCATTCATCCCACTTGCTCACCAGTTCGCCATTGATATAAAGCTCCACCGGGCGGGTGACCGGCTCCGGCGGCGGAGGTTCCGGGATATTCTTCACATGCAGTGCGCCGTCCACCTCACTGACCAGCGTGCGCTCGGTCAGCATCAGGCTGATGCTGATATCAAAGCTGCTGTCATTGTTGATGTCCGCATAAAACGTGAAGCCCTTTTTCTGGCCTTCGTCGGTGGTCATGATGTCGGGCTGATTTTCCCGCAGCCACGCCAGCACCGGCACGATGAGCAGGTCAAAATCACCGGTAAAGTCGGTCACAATGACATTGAGCGTGTAACGCTTTTCAAATGACAGCGACGTCGCCAGTGTGGAGGCAATACTCCCGTTATCCACGAATATCCGCAGCATATCGGGGTTAGTTTTCAGCACCGTGACGGCATCAGTCAGCGCCCTGCGCAGGCTGTCGGGTTTGAGCATCGTTTTCGTCCTGACAGTGTTTAATCATTTTTACCTGGCTGGCACAGCGTGCCAGCGCGTTCTCAAGCTGCCGGATATCGGCACTTAAATCGCCGTTCGTCTCCGGGTCACTGCCCGGCATCGGGCAAAGGCTCACTTTCGGGCAGACGTTGGGGACAATCACTGGCGTCGGTGCAGGCCGGACGCTGGTGCAACCGGCGCACAGCATCAGGCAGGCCAGCGCCGTACCAGCGGCGAAAATCTTCGTTTTCATTCAGTAACCTCGTGATGGTTTTCTCGCGCTGTGCTTCACGCTTCGCGGCGTTCTCCAGTTCCTGACGCAGTGCCACCTGCGCCAGCTCGTTTTTGTCTGCCCTGGTGAGGGCAACATGAAGCTGATTTTTCAGCATGGTGATGGTTGTCTGCTGCCCGCTGGCGACATTGTTCGCCCTGTCCAGCGAGACGCGCAGCCTGGCGTTTTCATGCTTCGCCAGAAACAGACCGGCCACCGCCAGCGATAGCAACACGACCAGCACAATCATCAGCTTTGACATGGTTCCCGCCCCTCAAGACGCTGACGACAGGCTTTACGTATCAGCCGGAAAAACAGCGACGCCACAAGATAAATCAGCGCGGTAAAAATCCACCCGGCAGCGACCAGCGAGATAAACGTCGCCACCATCACCACCAGAGCCGCTGCCCGCCTGCGCCACGGCACCGGCTGTAAAAACAGCGACGTGACAATCTTCACGGCCAGCGATTCCGGCGACAGCTCCCGCCCGTAGCGTTCCAGCACATACTCAGTGGCATACACGCCGACACCACCGGCAACCACACAGATAACCGTCGCCAGAATCGCCCAGGCGGCGACAAAATTGACGGCCACGCTCTGCGGGTAAATCATGGACAGTGCCAGCATCAGCGCCAGCGACACATTCAGCATCAGTGAAAGGGATAATTTCTTCATGGTGTTTACTCCGTTTAAGCCGGTACGCCGCCGGCGGTACGCCAGACGGTGACCAGTTTTTCCAGTGGATGCTCACGCTGACCGTAACCCGGCAGGGACGCCCAGATATTGCGACAGCGTGAAATGGCGCGCTCAATGCGTCCCGCCCGGATGTCATCCAGTGCACCGCGTTCGCGGATCAACTGAATGGCGAGCCTGTCCTGTGACAACGGACTGAAATCCGGCAGGGCAAGCTGTTTGCGGTAATGCGGCCAGAACAGGTAAAGCTGCTGATAGCGACCGGAGGCCGTGGATTTTTCACCGCGACGGTTAAACACCTTCGCCGGTCGGCCATGCGCGAACGGGTGGTCACTGTAGTCGGTGAAAATTTCCGGCTTCCCGTCCAGTCCGGTGACTATCACGTCATAGCCACGGTTTTTCGTCAGCGGATGATTCGCCGTCCCTTCGGACACGGCCAGCATGTCGAGAAAGGCGGCGATATTCTGATGCGTGTTAATTACCGGCATTACGGTTTCCCCCTGCCCTTAAAGCGGCGCTGAATGGCAATCTCAATCACCTGATAACCGGCGATACCCAGCATGGAGCCGATGCCGCACACCGCAGGCAGTGACAGGTCAGGAAACTGCACCAGAACAACACCGGCAACCATCGAGACAAAACCACCGAGCAACATGCGCCCGATAAACAGACGCGGGGTGATGGGTTCACCACCGGCAAGCACCTTGCCGACAACAATCAGCACCCCAATCATGAAAAGCGACAGGACGCTTTTTTCTTCTGCTGTCATGCGTTACTCCCACAGATTGACAGTTTCAGCCACGGGCGCGGTCTGAACGTCGGGCAGTTCGACGGCGGTGCCATGCAGCAGCACCGCACCCAGTTCAGCCAGTCCCGGATTTGCGGCGAGCACGGTCTCAACCACGCCCTCAGTGCGCCCGTAATACCGGACACAGATGGCGTCGAGCGTGTCGCCCTGTAGCGCAAAGGTCTTCATCAGATTTGACTCACGATGCAGCGCGGCTTGTCCTGGATGCGCGCCACCGCCCAGCGCATATCCCGCCACAGCTCATCAATGGTGCTGTCAATGCTGTCGGCCTTCTTGTCGCCTTTCGCACTGGCATCCACGCCGCGATAACGCTCATAAAGCGATGCGGTCGCCATCGCACACACGGCGCGCTCGTAGTAAAAAACTTTGATGCTTTCACCGTCGATGTCGTCCGCCGGGACGTCCGCCAGACGCGTAAAACCGGCAGCAATTTTCTGTTCGCGGTACTCGTACAGCTCCGCATTTGTTTCCGCCATGCCTGACTTGATGGCCTCACGCAGACGGGCGGGGGCGACGGTCTGCTCAAGGCGCATACGTTCCCGGACGCGCTTCGGGTCGATATCTGGAAAAAAGAACGTGTTTTTAATCACCGGCTCGTCGCCTGCCGGTTGCGGGATGACCACCGTACCCTCACCGGACACGGGAGCCTCCTTTCGCGGAATAATCAGCGTCATCATGACTACCTCTGA